AGACAGAGTAAAAGACTTGATGAAGGATTTTCGGAGACTTCAATATACAGAATTCGTAGCTGCAACCTCTAGCCCTGTAGAAAGGAATTTAAAATATAATTTTTCTAATGTATTAGCAGAAGAGAGGAAAGGGGAAGAGGACCAACAACCTTTAAAGTTTTTTAATAAAGTATTTATAGACCACATATATAACCAACAACTTTTTGGACCTTTTACAACGGAAGGAGGACCACAACCCCAAAGAATTAAAACTGACCGCAGGATGCTTAAGAGAGATGGTGTTCTTGGTGGACAAGAAGCCTCTCAATTTAATTTAGAGGTAGACAATGAGGGTCTGCCAGAGGGCGAAGGTAGCGATGACGAAAGAATTGACGCAGAGGGTCAAGAACGAGATTACGGTTCGTGGGCAAAAGACTCTCTGGCTAATTGGAAAGAAAGAGCGCTCCCTATTACCCACACAATTTATAATCCAAATGTAACCAAAGCATTCGTCACTTTAAATATTCAATCTTTAAAAGATACTTTAATTAAAAATGTAGACGATGTTCTTGATGCACAAGGTAATGATAAAGATTTAAAAATAGGATCTAATTACCCCACTGTTTTAAATATTCAAGTTGAGACAGGAAGAATTGGAACTAATGCAGAAGGAAGAAGTGGGGTAGAGCAACCTTATAGAAGTTATAATTTCAGGATAGTGGCATTGATTGAGGGTGACACACTTATTGATATTGGAAATCCAGACAATATAGCCAACTCAAATAAAGATTTTATTATAAATTTAAAAAATGACGATAAAGAAGCTTTGGCTGTCCCCTTCCCATTGCCTCCAGTTAATAGTTTTCGAAACGATGTATTAAGTGCTGATGGCACAACAGGTTATCAAGGAGAAAGTATAGACCAAGATAGCACTGAAAAAAGATATATTAGGGTAACAAAACTTTCTTATGAAACCAATTCAGTATTATTATCTAAAGAAGTAATGCTTCAAAAGATTACTGAAATCATTGAAGTAAACTTACCTTATCCTTTTTCCGCTATTATAGGGACAAAAGTGGACTCTAGAGCTTTTGGAAACATTCCTCGCAGGAGTTTTGATTGTAAACTTAAAAAAGTAAAAGTCCCAAGTAATTACTTTCCAGTTCTTCCTAATGGGTTTGATAAGAGATACTATGAAACAGAAGCAGAATTCGATAATACATCACAAGAAAACAAACTTATTTATAGAGGCGATTGGGATGGAACTTTTAATGAAAGATTAGTATGGACTGATAATCCCGCTTGGATTTTATATGATCTTCTCACAAATGAACGCTACGGAATGGGTCAACATATTGATCTTGACGATATAAACATTTGGCAACTTTATAAAATAGCTAGATTTTGTGATGCAGTAGATGAAGAAGGATATTTTGAAGGCGTTACGGACGGAAGGGGCGGGAGAGAACCTAGATTCTCTTGCAATGTTGTCTTTGAACAAGGAGAAAAAATATTTGATTCAATAAACACTATTGCTTCAATTTTTAGAGGTAAGGTATTTTTTGGAAATTCTGAAATAAACTTTGTAGATGATAGGCCAAGATCAACGGTAAATTTATTTACAAATGAAAGTGTTAAAGATGGAATTTTTTATTATTCTAACAACAGGAGAGATGAGCAGTTTAACACTATAGAGATAGCATACAAAGATAGATTTGATAATTTTTTCCCTAAAATTGAAGTTGTTGAAGATGAAGAGGATATTAGACAAAGAGGGGTTTTTAAAAAACGTATAGAAGCTGTAGGAATAACTTCTCGTGCCATGGCTAGGAGAGTGGGGCAACACGAAATTTTTTCTAAGATTAAAGAAAACCAACAAGTTGCATTTACAGCAGGGCTTGAAAGCCTTCTTTGCCAACCTGGAGATTTAGTAACTATAGAAGATGAATTAAAAACATTAAAAAGTAATTTTGGAAAAGTTTTAGCTGTTGATCTAACCGAAGAAACAATTAGAGTAAGTAATACCTTCGATAGTTCAGATATGAATTCTGTCTTAACTATTTATCAACCTACAGGAAGGGACGATATACAAGATGTAAACAATTTAGCTCTTGTTAATAGAGAAAGGTACTATCAATTTGAAGTAACCTCTACATCTAATTCGTCTTTTAATAGAGATTACACAGGTATTTATAATTTTTCAGGATATACCGCTGGTTTTCCTAATGCATCAGGAGTTACAGCTGGAGAGAGTAGATTCCAAGAATATGCTTTATATAGTGGATTAGCAGGTGTTCCATTAAGAGAGACAAGTATTTATTTTACTCCTGAAGTCACAGGCTGGGTTTTTGGAAGTGGAAATTCAGTTTCTATAACTTCGGGTGATTGGATAGCTGTAGATACAGGCGCTCAAACAATACCTAATTTAAACACTGGTTTTATAATTCCTCTTGATGTAGATCAAGATAATAAAAGAGCTGCTGCTGGAGGAGTTGACTTTTCGGGATCAATAACTAATTTAACTGAACCTACTTTTGGCGTTATAAATAATGAAATATCAGTTGTCTCTCCTGATCAATTAACCAAGCTAACTGTAA